AATTGTTGCTCACTAGTATTCTTTATTGTCTGTTCTTTCCACGCCTCATCTCTACCAGGTACTTCTTGCCATGATACTTCTATAGGTATAAATTCAGACTTCTCATTAACAGCATCCATCCACATCTTATAGTACATATTCATACCATGTGGGGTAGATACTATCATTACTTTAGACTTTGTACCAGAAGTAATCGTAGGATATACAGAACTAAAAAACTGCTCTGCTATATTGGATGGCACAAATGCAAACTCATCAAGGAAAATGATGTTGTAAGTACCACCACGAACAGCAGATGCAGATGTTGATGCGGCTATTATCTTGGACCCATTTTCTAGTTCAAGTGAACCTTTATTCCAATTAATAACTCCCATTTGTAGCCAACTAGGCAAATGTTCATATGCTAGTTGAAATCTAGCCAACAAATCTCTAGCAGTAGAAGCTTTGTTAGCTAAGATTGCAATATTTACTTGTTCATTAAAAATGACGTAATGAATAAGATATGATATAATCGTAGTTGATTTACCAGACTGCCTTGGTAGTTTGCAAATAGTAAACCGATTGTTATGAAAGGTCCCTACTATATCTTTCTGAAAAGGATATAGTTTAAATGGAATAAGACCTTCATCAATGCTTACTATCTGAACATATTTTTCAATAAAGTATATAGGATCTTTAGAGCATTTAATAAATTCTTCTATTTCCTCTTGAGTATACTCATGCCTTACCAAAGCATTTTTTAAATTAGGATTGCCTTTATAAACTTCAACCATCGACAAATACTCCCTCTATGTGAGTACACCCCATTTGTATAGCAGCTTTCACACGACTATTGCCCCGCCATACATCAAAATCTTTATATACATATGTTGAGCCATTAGCCCCATATTTAGGCTCATTCGTTTTCTCACTTCTACGGTCGCGTACTTCAATAGGATGAAGCATCACCCCTGTCTGAATTACATCCTCATTAACTTCTCTACTCGCTACTATTTTTAAACGAGATATTTCAAAGTTATGAGTTTTATTTTTTTTCTTATTGGCTTTCGCTTTCAATACTTTCATGTTTATTCTTTAAAAGCGATTGAAGTTCTTTAGTACTTCCTACAAATAACGCATTAGTCACATTCTTCGGACCTTTATCAGGAACTTCTTTAAGTTGCTGCATCTTCTGTTGAAGGTCTGCTAATTTTTCTGTTACTTCAGCAACAGTTTTTATTAACTGACCCGCAACTTCATATGTTCTGGGGTGTTCAGATTCTTTAGCTAATTCTAGTATGCCTGTAACGGCGTCCTGCCCCCTCTCCACTAAGCTGTAGAAGTTTTCCCGACTGTACTGATAGTCTATGTCTACTTCTTCTTCCCTGTTATCCACTGTCGCTGGTAACGTAGGAGAAAGGGGTTTAGGATCTAAAATTTCTTGTTTGATATTATGTGCTAACCCCAAAGCGCTGTTTATAGCCTCATCAATATTATTCATACCCATTCACTTGTTGTTTCATTAAATCCAAAATTATCATCACCAAGAGAAGTATCAACCACAGCTGTAGTAGTAATTCTTTGTACCCTTGTTGGCGACGCAGCAGCCAAATCATCATATGTATCAACAGAAACTTTTGTAACTGGCTTGGCCGTAGTAACTGGCCCATAAACATAACCTTTCGCAGTAAAATCAAATGTGTAAATTATTGCTCGACGTTCTGTAAAATCACCTGTATAAGTATCTTCATAACTAATGCTATTTAATACTATAGGAACATCTCGGATAGTATCCATTTCGGGAACTTCTTTAATAGACACGGTATACTCTGGTTGAAAGAAAGGTAATATCTGTTCTACTATCTGAATACCATCATCTGAATTTTTAGCCATGACAAACAATTCAAAACCAACATTATAAGGTACAGGCGAATACTGTGTACTCATCTGTTTTAATTTCTTATCACTGGTGTTTGATACTTTTCTCTTTTTCAAAATTCTATTTAATTTTCGACCAGGATCATAAGTAAATCCATTTATTTCAAAACCAATACGTGGCAAAGTCATTGCCACTTTTTGTGTAATACCAGGATCTTGTTCTAGTCGAATTATAAACTTTTGCTTTGGGCCATATGCTAAAGGCACTTTAAGAGTTTGTACTTCCGTACCCGAATCACTTTTCCTTGTAATAGCTATATCATTAAATAATGATCCAAAAGCTATAACAGTTTTTCTTAAACTTTCGTTATAAAAATATTGTCCTAACATATCATATACTCTCCGTAGGTTCACCAAACGGGTTCTTTTCGGTGAAGTCTAGTATTGTTGAGGCTTGGGTATCCAAGTATTCATTATCCGAACCCGGATCAATAGTTGAAATTTTAAACGATTCTTGAATAATGAAGAATGAATAGTAATCGTCGGAATCTTCCGTAAGTATAGAAGTAAAGCCTGTCTCGTTTTCTCCGAGTAACAGAGAACCAGCACCAGCTGTGGCAGTTTCAAGTTCAACATTGCCGGGATAATCATAAACCAAACCTGTTTTCGTTCCTCTTTCAAGTCCAATCTGCTGATTAAATATAGTTGTGGCACCCTGTTCTGCTGAAATCTCGTAATTCAAAGCATCAGTTGAGCGTTGGGTTTCAATATCATCAATCGCCTGAATACCCGTGTCGAGTACTTCACTGGAGTAATCAAAGGTTCTACAATATAATTTATATACTGGTAGATTATCTATCTGATAAAAAGGATCATCATGGTCAACAAAACTTATTTCAAATAATTTTTTAACGGTTGGCATATAAACCAAATCACCCTCATTAGGTCTCAGTGCTGTATATAAATCAGCGTTTGCACTAACTAGGTCTAACCAACGCCTTCTAGAAACAACAAAAGTTGTTTCATCTCTAATTTCTAATCCAAATCGAGATACTATTTCCCTTTCACCTTCATAACCTTCTTGTGTTTCCATCCACATTTCTATCATGTATGAATCATCAAATTGTGATAAAGGATCCTCTCCAAATAGAGGATCTTCGTCTATTCTTTTTCTAGGAAGATAATAAACATCATGGCCATAAATTTGTATAGCCTCAATTGCTAAATCTTCGTATAGGTGCTGTTCGCTTACAGTACCTTTGGAGAAAAAATGATTTGTTGGCATTATCCTATATCAAACATCAGGGGTTCTTCCCAAGTTGTTTTTGATTGATCCTCTAATATGTTTATTTCTTCTTGAGCTTGGCTGAATATAGTTTCACCATTCATAGTTACTCCACCTAACATGGTGATGCCAGCAAATTTGCTAAGATTTTGTCCCCATTGTCTTTTGATAAGAGCAGTAGCATATCGTTTTAACCACAAATCATCATAGATATCTGTAAAGGATGTAGGATCAATTTTTCTGTAACATTCGATAATAAGATATTCTCCTACATTTAAATCACTTCCCCAATCCATATTAATATATAATCTTTTTTGATGTACATTAAATTGAATAGGTTTTTCTCCAACCAAAATCATATTAAGAAAATCTAAATGTCTCATCGTCATATCATAATGAATAACCGACTCTGAGGAAAAATCATATAAATCATTTAATCTTAATTGATATCTAACATCAAACATATTTAAATTAGCTCTATCACTAAAGGGTAATACCCTAAGTACGCCTAATACTGAATCGGGCATAGGAAGATAAGCTTGGCCTATTGACCAATCTGCCTGTTCCACACTAGTTACTGTAGCACCCGTAAGATGGTTAGTAGTTAATGCTGCAGTAGTTAATACGTTTCCTGTTATTGCAGAATAAGTAACTGTCTCAGCAGCATTAGTTCCATCTGCAGCAATAGTTATTGTGCCTGTACCTGGAAAACCTGCTACACTTGTTAAAGTTACACTTGTATCGGTAGCACTTACTGCACCATCCAAAGTAGTAGTAATCTGATTATCGTCCGTTATTGTTTCAGTCGTATCCGCGGAGGCTCGAGCAACATCATCCGTAGTTAATTGGTGTTTTAAATAACATCTTTGCATGCCACCATACTGAAAAGTATAGAAGTATTGTAACGCTTCATCTATTCTATCGTCTACTTGGTCATCATCGACATTGATATCTATAACTGGATATCCCAATCTGCGTTTGCACCAAGTCTTAAATGTTGCTTTTGAATTTGGTATTGCCATTTTATTATTCCTATGCTAACGCAATCGCCATTACGGTTGCCTTTGCTGTTACTTCAGCATCAGAAGGTCCTTTATTGGCTACTTCTACAATACCAGCATCGCTACTATGCACATATAGTTTTTGGTCAAATGTATTAAGAGCCACTTCACCTACTGCGAGTTGATTAGTATTAGGAACTGCCAAAGGGGTCTCTGACCTTTTTATTTTAATTCGTGTAGCCATTAGTATGTGCCTCCATCCACACTACCTTCCCATGATATGGTATCTGTTCCGGCATTATAAGTAAGTACATCTCCATC